AAGGGTGATGTTTGTGTAGGAGATGCCGCCGCCTGCGAAGGTTTTGGCAGATGCGGAGGTGAGGCTGATGGTGCCAGTGCCGGTGACGGTGAGGTTGGTGGAGGTGGATGTACTCCACCCCCCAGTGCCCGCAATTGTCCAAGTGCCAGAACCGACAGCAATTGTTCGTGTGTTTGAGTTTGAAGAAGACAGCGTACTAGCGGAACCAGATAGCGTGACGCTGTAACCGGCGGCATCAAAAGTACCGTTAGTAATTTGCAATGCGTTTGTTGTACTCGCTGTCCCCGTGTAGGCGTCAGATAAACTTACAGTGCCGCCCGGAGAATCAATGAGTACAGCAATTGTTGTAAAAGATACGCCGGCAGATGTAATTGTTTGCGAAGATCTACCAGCAAAAGTGACATTACTCCCAGAGTTTGTTATTGTTGTGCCTGTGCCATTAATCCAGTTACCGTAGATCGCTGGCGTGGTCGAGCCCGTCGCCAACGTCATCGTATTCGTCGTCCTAGCCGACATATCAATGGTGCCGATGTTGTAGGCTTGGTTGATGGTGATAGTGGCTCCGCTGTTCAGCCCTGTAGCTTCAAAGATACAGGTGTCTTGCGCGAGAGGGAAGTCGTTGATGTTCGGCGTGCCGCCGCTTGACGTAGCCCAGCCAATAGCACCGCCCCAGTTGCCACCAGCAGCAAGGTTCCAATACTTGTTCGCCGCAGCCGTGAACGTGATGCCGCTGTTGCCTTTGCAGTCTCCAATGCGCGTCCCCGTCGCTGGCGCTGCTGCACCGGCTATGGTGATGTCTCTGAAGTCAACGTCCGTCAGGGACACGGCAGCGCAGGTCAATGTGCGTGTGGTGCCGATTGCGTCAGAGCGAACGAAGTGACGCATCGTGGCGTTGGTGCCTGCTGATAGCGTTAGCGTGCCTGTGATGGTCTGGTTGGCTGTGACGCTGATGATTTTCAGACCAGCAGATGTGATGCCAGTGAAGGACAGATTGTTGAAGCTGTTGGCTCCGTTGATGGTGACGGTGCCTGCAAATGTGCTGGTGAAGGCGACGTTGTAGAAAGTTTTGCCGTTGCCTGGGAAGACTGGGTTTGCGTTAGATAGGTTAATCTGTGATGTGCCTGCTGTGACGGTTAAGTTAGCCGCGTTAGTTTCTGTAGTGCCAAAGTTGACTGCCGTTACTGAGCTTAGCACAATCGTGCCAGATCCGAGGTCAATCGTCCGAGAGTTGTTATTATTGCTATTGATTGAACTAGCAGTCAGGTTGTAGGTGGCGCAGTCGAACAAGCAATTTGTAAAGGTCAACGATGAAGAGCCGTTATCTAATGCACTACCCAACGTCCACTCACATCCAACCCCATTCACCGTAATCGTTGAAGCCAGCGCCACACCATTGGTCGTAAACGTCAACCCCGACGTAGACCCAGACAAAGTGATAGCACCTGTGTACGTCCTAGTCAGCCCCGTCGCAGGCAACGTCACATTGCCGTGAATTCCGTCAATAGCTGTGCTGCCTGCCAGCGTTACGTTGCCGCTTGCAGGGCCTGCAATGGTCAGCGACTTCATCCTGATGCCACCAGTGACAGCATTCACCGTAGCTGTGTAGGCTGTGGCGTTGGAGGCACTGTTGAAGACAACATCATCATGGCTTCTCGGCACAGACGCGCCTGAGCCGCCACCAGACCCAGTAGACCAACGAGCGGTGTCGCTCCAGTTGCCTGTGCCACCTACCCAGTAGCGTGTGCTGTCGGCAGGCTTGGCGGTCAGATAGACCGGAGCAACCGCAGCGGTTGCCGTGCTGTTGGCCCCTGCGTAGAACTCACCCGGGCTTGTGGCAGCAAAGCCAATCGAGCCCATCGCAAGGTAGTCGATGCCGGATGTACAAGCCCCAGCGAGGATGTGGGCAGTGCCTGTGCCGGTCAGGGTGACGACATTACCAACCGTGCCCGTCACCGTCCATTTGCCGAAGGTCTGCGTTGTGGTGCCAAGGGCAATGGTATGGGCAACGGTTTTGGTTGAGGCAAGCTCGGTGAATTGGTTGTTGCCACTGATGGTAGTGGTGCTAGTTCCTGTTGTGCCGCCGATGGTGAGTTTGTTGTAGGAAAGGTCGCCGCCTGCGAAGGTGCGGGCAGTGGTGCTTGTGTTGGATAGGACGATGTCAGCGGTGCCTTTGTAGAAGTTTAGTCCTGTTACGGACGCAGCCCCCCACACTGTACCAGTAGAGGCCAGTGTCCATGTTCCGGAACCCATTTTTAATGTTTTAGAGGCCGAGCCAGAGTCTATAACAAATAAACCGCATGTCACATTATATGTGACAGCATCAAATGTTCCACTAACTAATGTTATTGTTCTGCTAGATGTAGTGCTAAATGCATCCGCAAGCTGCACTACACCAACTACGTTATCGATATTTATCGAAGAATTTATAGTCGCACCGGCTCTAGTTATTGTTTGAGTACTTCTTCCAGAAAAAGTAATAGTATAAGAAGTTGATCCCATACTATTTATTCTGCTTGTAAAAGTTAAATTTCCATATATTGTGGGAGCAGCACTTAACGATAAGGTGTAGCCCCCTGTTGTCATGTTTGTAGCATCTATAGTACCAATATTATAAGGACCGTTTATTGTCAATGTAAAATTAGTAGCTGATGTTGCCTCAAGCTGTACAGTATCTTGAGCTAATGGAAAATTATTAATGTCATAAACGCCTGCAACTTTCCAAAATATATCAGTCCAAGAACCGTTACCACTATCCCAAATTACCGTCTTAGCCGCAGGAAAGGTGATGCCGCTGTTGCCGCCACAGTCGCCTGCACGGGTCGGAGAAGAGCCTGCTGCTGCGCCTGCAATCGTGATGTCGCGGAAGTCGCAGTCTGTGGCCGACAGCGTGCCTACAGTGAGCGTGCGGGTGGTGCCGATGGTGTTAGAGCGAATAAAAGTCCGCCTGATTGGTGATGCGCTGGATAAATTCAGCGTTCCTGTGATCGTTTGATCGGCTGCAAGTGTGCAATTAAAAACGCCTGTTCCAGTTGGCGTAATGGTAAAATTATTGAATGTATTCTGACCCGTAACATTAAACGATGTATTTGTACCTCTTGTGTATGTGACGTTATAAAACGTGACGCCGCCTCCATCCAATGTTTGGGTTGCGTTGCTTATGTTTATAAGCGAAGTTCCGGCGTTAAAGGTTAAATTTGTAGAAGTCGTAAATGTTATTGCACCACTCAACGTCACCGTACTAGCACCCAGCGTTATCGTCCTGACGTTGTTGTTGCTGGACGACAGAGAGCCTGCAGTGACGTTGTAGTTCTTGGTGTCGAAGGTGCCGTTGGTGACGGTGAGGGTGTTGGAGCCGATGTTGAGAGCATCAGCAAGTTCGACGGAGCCCCCGTAGGAGTCAACGGTGATGCCGCCCGAGAACGTCTTGCCTGCGCTGGTGATTGTCTGCGTGTTGCGGCCAGAGAACGTTAGCGTCTGCGCTCCGCTCAGCGTTGTTCCTGAGCCATTGGTCCAGTTGCCATAGATGGTGTAGCCCGTCGCCAGACTCAACGTCATCGCGTTCGTTCGCGTTGACATATCCACCGATCCTGCGTAGGTGATGACGTTGTTCATCGTCACCGTAGCCGCCGTATTCAACCCCGTGTTCTCAATGACAGCCGTGTCCTGGGCCAACGGGAAGTTGTCCGTGCTGACCGCGCCGCCAGAGCTTGCGGCCCAAGCGTTGGCAGACCAGTTGCCGCCAGCCGCCAAGTTCCAATACACCGTCTTTGGCGTGCTGAAGGTGATGCCTCTGCAGCCTCTCAAGTCGCCAACACGCGTGCCGCTGATGGGCGCGGCTGTGCCGATGACGTAGATGTCTCGGAAGTCTGCGTCAGTCAGGCTTGGTGTGGCGTTGACGGTGAGGGTTTGGGCGATGCCGTAGGTGTTTGCACGGAACCAGACCCTGCGGTTGCCTGCTGTGCCGGTGGTGGAGAGGGTGCCGTTGATGGTTTGGCTCCCGGCAAAGGCAACCTGCTTAACACCAGCGGAAGATGTGGCTGTAACAGATAGATTATTAAAGGCATTATTACCTTCAATTGTGTTAGTTATATTAGCTGCCGTTGATGTAAAAGAAACGTTGTAAAACGTTACTCCAGGAGTATTCGGAGTGCCACCACTAATGGCTTGCGAACTTGCTGCGGAGCACACAATTGTTGATGTGCCCGCGTTAAACGTCAGGTTTGTATTGACTGCGAAATTTACTGCTGGAGTGCTACTTAGCGTTACAGTAGATGATCCGAGATTGATCGTTCTAACATTACTGTTAGTGGATCTCAGATTGGGAGATGTCACATTATAGTTTGCGGTGGTAAAAGTTCCGCTAGTGATCTGGAGGTCGTTGGCGGTAATAGTAAGCGCATCCCCCAGCGTCACCGTTCCGCCCGGTGCAGCTACGTTTAAACCTTGTAGACTTTTTCCTGCGGTTGTTAGCGTTCCTGTGGCGTTAATGGTAAAGATGTTGGTGTAGGTAAACCCCATCCCCGCCACAAGCGTGATACTACCAGACACGGTGATAGCAGCGCTACCCGCCAACGTCCCAGTAAACCCTGTGCAGTTGATGGACTTGGCACCAGTGTTGCCGGTGGAGATGGTGCAGGTGCCGGAGGAGGTGGCGTCGAAATAGACGTCGTCAGCACTGGTGGGAACGGCAGCGCCAGCAGCGCCACCAGCGGTGTCTGCCCACTTCGTCCCAGCAGTGCCATCCCACGCCGCAGTTCCACCCCGCCAAAACCTGTCAGCCATCTCTTACGCCTTCACGTAACGAACACCGTCAATCTCGATGTACTCAGGCTCAGCCTCAACAGGCGGCGCAGTCACCACAGCAATCCAGTTGTCTCGACGTTGCTCCTTCATGGCCTGGATTTCAGCTTCGCTGAAGCCGTGGTCATCAGGCAGATGAAGGGCATCGGCAAACTTGCCGTGAGGAGTGTCGAAGGAGAAGTCAATTTTGATCATGGCTTAAAAGCAAAACACCCGCCTAGACGGGTGCCTTTTTCAGAGTTGTTGAAGATCAGGCAGCATCGAGGGAAAAAGTATACGATACATTCAATGTGTCCCCGTTAGCCACCGTTCGATCACCGGGAGAAGCAAAGTCCGCCGCAGAGAACAGCGTACCGGTCGTCCCGCCCTTGGTGTTATTAGACGTCAAGAACGCACCGCCGATAGTTGCAGACGCGTTGATGTTGAACGAAGCAGGAGAGCCCGTGTTGTCGATCACCGAAGGGTCTGCCGTTGTGGCTGTACCGAACGTGCAGGTAGGACGGTTGGCATTGCTGTATCCCGTCTCCTCCGTCCAGCCCGCGTGACTGGACATCGTGTTACCCGCAGCGGGGTTGTTGGACGAGGCCGCACCATACAGACCGATGTACCACGTAGTAATCTGCGTGCCGTTACCGAGCGCCGCTTCGTTCATGTACTGAAGCCCCTCGTTTACAACGAGGTTGTGAGACTGTGTCTCCCACTTCAGATTACCTTGAGGGTCGTAGCAAGCGATCTTGAAGATGCCGCCAGCCTTGGACTTGTTCAACATGATGAGTTCCTTATGCAAAGCGCAACAGCGCGGACGCGGCTGTTGCCGCAGGGAGTTGAATGGAGAAAGTACCCGATGCAGTCTTGTCCGCACCGAAGTCCAGCACCGCAATAGCGCGGTCATCTTTGGTGTCGTTGTAGATCAACCCGCCTCGACAGACAAATGACGCACCCGACCAGACCGGATTATCGAACGTGACGTAGGCCGTAGTTCCGGACAGGAGGACCTGAACGTTGGTGAGCGTGACCCCGCCTGTGCTGTACCCTGAGCCAGCAGGAACCTCGCCAGAAACGGTGTAAACCGTCGTCGCTTGGCTCAGGTTTGCCGCAGCGGTATAGAGCGCCAGCTTCAGCGTGTCGGTGTCGAGGTCATGGATGCCCAGCCAGGACTCCTGCTTGAACGACGAACACATGCCTTGGAGGATAGCCATAGCGTCGCCTTACTTGACAGGAGTCCGTACCTGCCCACTGCGGTAGGCGTCCATGCGATTCTTGCCATCACCCAAGTTCTTGAGCAGTAGGAACGACTCGTTGAACTGGTTCTGGTACATCGTCATGATGTCCGCCTCTTCCTTCATGAACCGACCCGCCTCGACCATGACCGCGTTGAACAGCACCGACTCGAAGTTGTCACCGATCCATGACGTACCCGCAGTAGCGATGCTCTCCGGGTAGTAGAAGTAGTGCAACTCCGCCTTGTACCCCGCCACAGGCGTCGGGCCGAGGATGAACGTCAACTCGGTAGGCAGGTTGTACACCGGGCCAAAGAGCGCGTAGTAGCGCGGCACGCCCGTCGTCGCCGGGTTTGGGTACGACTCCCGAATGAAGTTGACGTCCTTGTTCAGCAGGAACGTGTACTCCCCGCCTGCGGCAGGGAAGATCGCCATCGAGTAGACCGCCAAGAAGTCAGGAGGAGCAGCGAGGTATTGATTGCCCGCGCTCAAGTCGCCCGTGACGTTCTTGCGGAGCGCCGGAAGCTGCACGCTGTTGTAGATCTTGTCCTCGGCCAGCTTCGTCAGCGTGGCAAAGTCCGTGGCCGAGAACGTGTTCTCGACGCTATCCTCAACAGCGGTCTTGAGCTGGGTGTAGTTCACGCCATCGGTCCTCGGGCCATCGTGCCCTTGGTGGCCGCACCGGTGCCGCGCACCTTGATGCCAGAAGTCTTGGCAGGCGGGCAGGGGGCGGTCGATTCAGCGCCCACGACAAGGCGCGGGGGAGTACGCTCGGAGAGGCCTACAGAAGGCGTAGGGACCGGCTTGGCCTTCATCATGGGTTCACCCCTTCTTGCGCCCGACAGCGCCTTGGTTGGCCACACGGGCCATGTTGCGGCCCATCTGTTGGGCCATCTGCGTGGTGACACCACCCTTGGCGAGCTTGGCCCCTGGCCCGTGGGCTTGGCTGGCGGGCTTCTTGGCATGCGCCCGGAGGGCCTTCATCGCATCTTTCATCTCGAACTCCTTCGGGCTGCGCCCGTGTGAATGATACCGCTGACTTACGAATTTGGGAATGGCGCAGTAGGCGGCGCGAAGTTGGTGGTGTAGCGGGCAACACCCACAGTGATACGAACGTCGTCTATGTTGCCGTTAAATGAGACTGTCGAAGGGCCAGACACATACGCCATATTGACTAGCGGTTTTAGCGTTTGGCTTGCTACTTGCATTCCGTTGATGTACAGCTTCATACTAGATGTTACTGGATCGTTGACAACAGCAATAAAATTCCAAGCGCTGGGTGTTATAGGATATGACGGCGCGACAAGATTACCGCCCGAAGTCGGCGCTAACAAAAAGTCTGCGCTAGTAACACCGTCTGAAAAACCCAAGCAAAACCGTGTTGCGCTGCTGGAGTTCCACCGAATACCGGGCGTTGCCGCACTGCTGTATACCCAAAGTTCAGCGGTCCACGGTACAGTTGAAGCAGCGTTGATCAACGGGTTAGGTTGCAGATAGTCACCACTACCGTCCGAGCGAAGACTGCCTGTGCCAAACTTTACATTTGAAGTGTCTACCTGCGCGTTACCAAACACCGATATAGTTGCGCCAACGGGAGAATTGTCTACAAACGTTGTCGAGCCGCTAGTGCCGTCCATGTGCAGCAGCAGCTTCACCATCGAAAAGTACGGGTCTGTGGTGAGGTTCGCTGCGGTCACCTGACCAACCTGTCCTACACCAACAAGCGTGTTGGGGGTCAGAACAGCATCGAAGTCACGAGCCCCGCCGATGGGGTTCCATCCCCACTGGGTGACCAGCATGCCTTCGCTGACGTTGCCGATAGCGTTGACGCCGGACTGATACCACGTGTTCGTGTCCGGGCGTGGGTCTCTGATAGCCTGTGGGTCCGCAATCGGATACATCCCGAGTTGCAACTGCGGCTGATCCGGCGTCCAGCACTGCGGACACGCCTTGATCTGTGTCTCTTTCGTCTTGACGACGAGGTTCTTCAGTCGCTTCAGGTCAAAGCGAAAGCCACAGACGTCGCAAAAGCCGAACGCCTTTCTTCCGTTTGCGAAGCGGTTAGACATGACAACTCAGGAGATGAATTGTTGCCTTGGGACGAACCGCACTGCTGCCTTCTCGCGGTCCTCCGACGAAGCTCTGTCCCAATCTGCGTCGTACTGCTCCTTTAACACCGGCAGGCGCTCCATTGCGCCAGGGATCTTCAGTGCCAAGTAGTACGCCAGCCCGGAGACCAAGCACGGGAGGAAGCGGAAGGGGATGTCTTGCGTGTAACCGCCGCCAGACCCTGCATCCTGAATGCGCCGCAAGTACCAGTAGACGAACTGATAGACGCCCGTCTGGTCGGGCGTGGGCCACACGGTGATCTGCGGCGTCGGGGCTTGACGGTTGATCCAGACTTGGATCGGGCGTGCTTGCTGGAGCTTGTTCGGAATGGACGAGTAGGTGCTGACGCTGATGCGCGTGATGGTCAGGTCGACCTGCGTTGAAACGTTGCCCGCACCGGTCCTGATGACGTGTTCGAGGAGATCGACAGTGGCGTCAGGCAGGTTGTAGGTGTTGGTGCCCTGCGTCAGGTTGATGACGTCTTGTGCCACCGTCCAGAGGTTTACCCCTCGGTTGGCAAAATCCGCCAGCATCAAATTGAGCGACCTACGTGCTGTACGCAGGTCATATCCTGTCCTCAATTCTGAACCGCAGCGTTCAAACGCCTCTTCCACGATCTCATTAAGATCTGGATTAAACGTTGCTACCCCAGAAGTAGTCATGCTTCTTTCCTAAACGTCCAGCCTTTTGAACGCGCTTGCCTTCTGATTGCTTGTGAAATAGCTTGGATACTTACACCCAACTCGTCTGCCGCAGCCTTCAGTGTGTCCCAGCGTTTTTCCCCGTGCACAAGATGCACACCGACAATAGCGGTTGCCATATGATTGGCCGCGCCGCGTTGGCGTTCCCCTTGCCCATAAAACGGGTTCTTCTCGCCGCGCAGTAACCCTTTGGCACGCATATGCGCTGCATGCTCGGGACGCTTCTTGCCACGCCACGGGTTGCTCAGCGATACCGACAAACGATGGCTTTCTGGAAGCGTTCTACCTGTTTGCCAACGAGAAGCAGCAATGCTGACTTTGGCGGCAACTTCAGGGTTTGATGTCGGGCTCACATCTCCGCGATCCAAGATGTTTACAAGCGCGCCAAAAGGCTTGAAGTGCGCAATGACTGCGGCCTCTTCTTCAACCGCTTGCTTTTGCGTCAAGCCGTCGGCCAACAGCACAACTCGGTAGCCGTGTTTTGCTACCGTGCGCTGCCACCACTCATTGCGCCCATGCGTAGACCATGCACGCTGCCGCGTGCCCTTACCGATGTAGAACACCGTATTGTCGGGTTTGGCGTGGGCGTACACGTAGTAGGTCACTTCTTGAACCCTTTCAGCGTCTGCGCCAGACGCGCACGCTGACCCATCTTACCGGGAGCCTTGGCTGCTGCGGCGAGTTTCTTGGCGGGGATCTTCTCGCCTTCCTTGACGCCAAGAGATTTGCGTAGGGAACCCGGCTTAGATATCGCTGACTTGATCCAATTCTTGGCCATCATGCACTCCGTTTCTTCCCCGAAGGACTCACCGGCCAGGACTGCCTAGCAGGGCCCGTTTTGCGCTGCGCC